ACCAGTTATCAAGAGAGGACAAGATGATGACCCCAGAAGCAAAAGTTAAGAAGGTTGTTGTGCAACAACTAAAAGACATGGGTGCGTACTACTTCTACCCAGTAACAGGTGGATACGGACGCAGCGGTGTGCCTGATATCGTAGGATGTCATGCAGGTTTGTTCTTTGGGATTGAATGTAAGGCAGGGAAAAATAAACCCACGCCGCTACAAGAAAAAAACTTAAAGCAAATATCCGAGGCAGGTGGTCTTGCCTTGGTAGTAAATGAAGAAAACATGAGATCAGTGCATGAGACACTAGCGTTTTATGCAATAGACACTCATTTCGGTAAACTTGCAGAGGAATAGATAGCAAGCCATGCAAAATAAACTTATGACAGTAACAGTTTATTGCAACAAACTTCTGGAGAACGATGTTGCATTCGGGATCAACACAGACAATGGTGAGGATGTGTTTATACATCCAAGTGTTGTTCGTAATAATAACTTAGACGTAGGCATGACCGCAGACATGATTGTGATGCCTAACCGACCAGACAGGCAAGACGTGACGCCATGGCAAGCCGTACGTATGGTCAATAACACGTTACAAGAAGCACCAAAAGAGGAACCCACATTATCGTGGGAGCAACGTGTGCTTGACTGGTTTAATGAGGACGATGCTAAATGGGCACGTACTACTGCCGATATAGCTGATGGGTTGGACACAAATACGCACGCCATCAGTCAAGTGTTAGAGCGTATGCACCACCATGGCAAATTAGCCAAGGCTAAAGTCTATGCGTCTGGTATGCAAGACAGTGCCTCGTTCTGTATGTGGGCACCTAAAACGGATTGGTTTGTAGAATGATTGAGTTTTTTACAATCCTATTCATTGAGTACGCATCACCTGAGTATGACATGGCACCAACGGCTTCTGTAATTTACGCTACAGAGGAACACTGCCAAGAAGTATTGGATAAAGGTTTTGCTGATCCAATCTACGATCATCTAATGAAACTATATGGCAACGACATTATGATGTATTGTCATGTAACAGATGAAGTTTCAAAATTAGTTAGGCCGAAACTACGGCCTAACAACTTACAAGGAGGAGACTAATGGGAGACGAGCAGCTAACAACATTCCAAGCCGCGCATTTGAGGTGGTTGAAGCAACAGGTAAATAACCTGCAAGATTTGCGGTACACGCAAAACGCGCCACCTAACCTTGACCGCGAACTTTTTGCGGCACGTGAAGAGTTGGATAACTACGTTGAGGAACTACGCAAAACAGGTGTGAACATATGAGTACGGTGATGGAAGACAAACTGCGCGAAGCTATGATGGCTGCAGCAGTTGAGGAAAACAAACGCGCCCGACAGAAGTGGGGTGGTAGCACAATCGAAAAGGTTGCGTCAGCAAAAGAAAATGGTGCCAAAGGTGGCAACCCGAAACGGCTGAAACTAACCGCGAAGGCTAAAGTTGTTAACCGTATGTTAAAGAAGCGTATGAAAATCCGTGACATTGGCGATGTGCTTGGCATATCGCATCAGTCTGTATCGGATATGAAAAAGCGGTACGCACTGCCACGGCCCGACGAGGAAGACGCCAATGAGTAATAAGTCATCACGTGAATGGCATAGTGTATATTTGCACTGCGAAGCGTCATACTTACTCGCGCCGAAATGGTCGCCGTACCGCATAATATTTAGATTGGGAATGTGGTATGCCGAACGAAAAAGACGCAAGGCTAACTAGCGTTGCGGCAGAAGTTAAGCGTCTGCGTAGGGAACTATCAGATGCTGAATGGGAAGACGCGCCGAATGTGGACAGTATAAGGTGCGAACTTACCCACTACGAAGACCTCTCAAGGCAAGGTGTCTTGTGGGAGCCAAACTTTTAGGAGAACGACATGGCTAAAAAAACTAAAGCGGAAAAAATATGGGCTTACAAATTGAAGAACCCTGCGGCTAGTGTATCGGAAACAGCCAAAGCCACCAAAACATCTTATGGCTACGTGCATAAACTGTTTTCAAAAATAGGCACACCAAAGGAGATTTTGGAACAGCCCCTAGAACACAATGTTTCACGTGAAACAATCACGCGTCAGGACATTTTAAACAAAGCAAGCAGTCTAATCGACGGTTCACGCGCTGCCGAACATGGTAGTGCAGTGGATAACTTTGCGACTACGGCTGCGTATTGGAACGCGCACTTGGGCATTGATTGGATATTGCCGCAAGATGTCGCTCTTATGATGACACTGTTTAAGATAGCACGCCTACGCCAGAACGAAGAGAATATGGACAACTGGCTAGATGCTTGTGGTTACATGGCACTGGGTGGCGAGATCGTGCAAGACTACGCAGATAAGAGGTGATCTGTGCAGTTAATCACACTTGACTTTGAAACATACTATGACAGGGATTATTCCCTGTCTAAGTTAACCACAGAAGCCTACGTACGTGACGACAGATTTGAAGTTATCGGGGTTTCTGTTAAAGTAAACAATGAAGAAACGGAGTGGGCGAGTGGAACACATCAACAAGTCACGCGGTATCTCAATACGTTCGATTGGGAGAACAGTATGGTACTTGCCCACAATACTATGTTTGACGGTGCTATTCTTAGTTGGCATTTTAATATCCGTCCTCGCGCTCTTACCGATACTTTGTGTATTTCCCGTGCTGTACATGGGGTCGAGGCTCGTGGTTCACTCAAAGCGTTGGCTGAGCGATATCGTATCGGAGAGAAGGGCACAGAGGTCGTACGTGCACTGGGAAAACGAAGAGTAGACTTTACTGATGATGAGTTAGCACAATACGGTGACTACTGCATCAACGACGTTGACCTAACGTGTCGGCTGTTCCACATAATGCGCAAACACATAAGCAAGAAAGAGTTGAAGATGATCGACTTGACCTTGCGTATGTTCACTGAGCCTATGCTCGAATTAGATCGTGGATTACTTGACAGCCATCTCGAAGACATCAAAGACCGTAAGGATAAGTTGTTAGATGATGCAGGGGCGTCCAAGGACGATCTCATGTCTAACCCCAAGTTCGCTGAGTTGCTGAAAGGTTTCGGCGTCGAACCACCAATGAAAATTAGTGCGCGTACTGGCAAGGAGACGTTTGCGTTTGCCAAGTCTGACGAAGAGTTCAAGGCGTTGGCATCTCATGACGATGACAGAGTGCAATCCTTGGTAGCGGCACGTCTGGGTACGAAGTCCACACTTGAAGAGACACGTACGCAGCGGTTCATCGACATCAGCAACCGTGGCAATCTACCTGTACCTGTAAGATATTATGCTGCACACACTGGACGATGGGGTGGTGATGATAAGATCAACTTGCAGAACCTACCAAGTCGTGGGCCTAACGGTAAGAAGTTAAAGCAAAGTCTTATCGCACCAACAGGACATTCGCTCATTGACGCTGACAGCGCACAAATCGAAGCGCGTGTGCTTGCTTGGTTATCTGGTCAAAAAGACTTGATACATCAGTTCGCCAACGGTGAAGACGTTTATAAACACATGGCATCCAGTATATATAATGTGGAGCCAGAAGATGTTAGTAAAGATCAGCGGTTCGTCGGGAAGACTACAATTCTAGGTGCAGGGTATGGCATGGGTGCGCCCAAGTTTCAGCATCAGCTTATGACGTTTGGGTTTGACATGGAGTTAGATGAAGCACGCCGTGTCATCAAAGTATACCGCAAAGCAAATTCAAAAATATCTGGGTTCTGGTCTGACTGCCAAGACATGATAACTTTTATGTTGTCCAACAAGAGTATGCAGATTGGACCGAAAGGGGTGCTGACCGTGGATGCAAAGCGTAATGCTATCATCTTACCGTCAGGGTTGCCTATGTTCTATCACGGCCTTCACTACGAGAAAGGTGATAAAGGTCGTGAGTATTTCTACAAAACACGTCAAGGTGCCAAGCGTATATACGGTGGAAAGGTTACCGAAAATGTGTGCCAAGCAGTAGCACGCTGTATCATAGGTGAACAGATGTTACGTATTGCCAAGAAGTACAAAGTGGTATTAACTGTACATGACTCGATTGTGTGTTGTGTTCGGGATGAAGAAGTGCCCGAGGCACAAGCATATGTGGAAGAATGTATGCGGTGGATACCCGACTGGGCTGACGGACTACCCATCAACTGCGAGTCTGGAGTTGGTAAATCATATGGAGAGTGTGAGTGATGAATGCTCAAGAAAGACATGACTTTATCGCGTCTGAAATAGAAAGGGCGTATGAAAACGAACCTGACGAGTGGAAGAAACAATACTACCAAAACGCTGCACAGTATTTAGCAGAAAACAGATACTTGGAAGGTGGCAAACTATGTGCGTTTTGTAGAGATAGGGGAATGAAAGAACCGCACCATCACAATGTGTGGGGTGCTATGGTAGCCTCACTTAGAAAGTTAGGTTGGGTAGAAAAAATAGGTATGGTGGAACCCACCACAAAACACACGCACATAAACGCGGTATGTCAATGGGAAAGTAAATTATACAGATGACAAAAGTAGCACCGTGGTCGTTCAGCAAAATTAAGGCATTTGAGCAGTGCCCCAAGCAATTCTACCATGAAAAAATACTCAAAGAGTATCCGTTTGTGGAGACCGAAGCCATTCGATACGGCTCTGAATTCCACAAAGCAGCGGAGTTGTTTGTCGGAGAACAAGACGCCCTACCTGCAAAGTTTACATTTGCGCGTGGGGCGCTGCAGGCACTTAAAGATAAACGTGGTAAGAAGTTAACAGAACGCAAGTTAGGTATAACGGAGGACCTAACAGCTTGTGACTTTTACGATAAGAGAGTTTGGTTTCGTGGGATAGCTGACCTGATAATTGTGGACGTGCTTGCAGATTTGGCATGGGTGATTGACTACAAAACAGGGAAGAGCGCGAAGTATGCTGACAAAGGACAGCTTGAATTGATGGCGTTGTCCGTGTTTGCACACTACCCACAGGTTAAGAAAGTACGTGCAGGTTTATTGTTTGTCATCAGTAATGACTTGGTGAAAGACACCTACATGGAGTATGATAAGGGCAACCTTTGGGCGAAGTGGATCGGTAAGTATGAAGATATGAAAACCGCTGCAGAGAAAGATATCTGGAACCCTCGTCCATCTGGTCTGTGTAAACGGCACTGCCCTGTGACAGAGTGCCCACATAACGGAGCCTAACATGCCATATAAAAATAAACCTCGTCCATATAAGAAAGAATACGAACAGCAAAAGAAGCGCGGAGAACACTCTGACCGCATGGAGCGGCAACGTGCGCGGCGTAAGATGGACAAGACAGGTAAAGATGCCAACAAAAACGGCAAAGCCGACAAGCGTGAAGGTAAGGATATCGCGCATAAAAAACCGCTAAGTAAAGGTGGTACAAACAAAGACGGTTACAAGGTGCAGAACCGAAGCAAGAATAGAGCCGCAGGTGGTGCACTAAGTAAAGGTAAAAAGAAACGTTAGGGAATTCCCTAACAGGAGTACAGTATGGACATTCTACAAAACAAGGCGTTGCGTTTACGGCTGCGTCATCCTCGCCGCGTCACTGAAACCATCCCTAGAAGTAAACAGGTGGGTGATGACACAGTAGTTTATTGGGGTATCGACGAAGCACATAAGCTGCGTAACCTTAATATAAAAGCACCCTCACCAATCGAAGGGCGTTACAACTGGTCAGGTAAGTTCAAGCCGTTCGAGCACCAGAAAACAACATCTGCGTTTCTCACACTGAACAGAAAAAGTTTTTGCTTCAACGAACAAGGCACAGGTAAAACTGCATCGGCTATCTGGGCAGCGGACTTTCTCATGAAGCAGGGTAAAATCAACCGCGTGCTTGTAATATGTCCACTGTCGATCATGGACAGCGCATGGCGCAACGACCTGTTCACTTTTGCTATGCACCGAACGGTTGACGTGGCGCATGGTAGCGCAGCAAAACGTAAGAAGATCATAGAGAACGGCTCCGAGTTTGTCATAATAAACTATGACGGTGTAGAGATCGTGGCGGATACCATAGCCGCAGGTGGCTTTGATTGCATCATTGTCGATGAAGCAACACATTATAAGAACACGCAAACGAAGCGGTGGAAGACGCTGAAGAAACTAATTGGTGAAGATACTTGGTTGTGGATGATGACAGGCACACCTGCCGCGCAGTCACCACTCGACGCCTACGGTCTTGCTAAGTTAGTAAACCCACACTCTGTGCCAAGGTTCTATGGCTCATGGCGTGACATGGTGATGACCAAGATTACACAGTTCAAGTGGATACCAAAACACGATGCGTCCGACATGGTGTATAACGCGCTTCAACCTGCAATTCGTTACACCAAGGAAGAGTGCCTTGACTTGCCAGACATGACTTATGTCAAACGTCACGTAGAGTTAACAAGGCAGCAGAAGAAATACTATGACACGTTACGCACACGGCTTATCATGGAAGCATCCGGCGAAGAAGTGACCGCAGCTAACGCCGCCATCGCCATGAACAAGCTGTTACAGATAAGCGCAGGGGCGATCTATACCGATAATAGTGAGGTGTTAGAGTTCGATATTAAACACAGATACAATGTGTTGCGTGAGGTGGTAGACGAAAGTTCAAAGAAGGTGCTCGTATTCGTACCCTTCAAGCATACTATTGACATCTTAACAGAAAAACTAAGAGCGGACGGATTGACGGCAGAAGTGATACGCGGTGACGTGTCTGCGTCGAAACGTACGGAGATATTCGAACGGTTTCAAAATACGCCAGACCCCAAGATATTGGTGGTGCAGCCTCAAGCGGCGGCACATGGTGTGACTTTAACCGCTGCGAACACTGTGGTATGGTGGGGTCCGACTTCCTCACTCGAAACATATGCGCAAGCAAACGCACGTGTCCACAGGTCAGGTCAAACTCATAACTGTACCGTTGTTCAGTTAGTAGGTTCACACGTGGAAAAACGTGTCTACTCACTTCTTGATAACAGAATAGACGTACACACAAAAATGATTGACCTTTACAAAGAAATACTTGACTAGCTTAACGCCTGTTAGTATATAACAAAGACTACAAAAGGAGAACGACATGGGTATACCTGTGGAAAAACTTGTAGGCACGTATGTAAAAATAAGAAATAAGCGTGCCGAGATATCAGCCGCGTTCAAGGAAGAGGACGCCAAGCTGACAGAACAACTCAACAAAGTTAAGAACGCTTTGCTAAACTACTGCAAAGAGCATGGTGTCGAAAGTGTTCGCACGGCAGAGGGGTTGTTCTATCGCACTGTGAAACAAAGGTATTGGACGAGTGATTGGGAAGCCATGCACAAATTTATTTTGCAGCATGAATTACCTGAGTTTTTTGAGAAACGGCTCAACCAGACCAACGTGAAGCAGTTTTTGGAAGAGAACCCCGACCTAGTTCCCAAGGGGCTAAACGTGGATTCTGAATATACAATTTCTGTGAGGAAGAAATAATGGCAGAACCGTTTGTTGCAATAGAAGATTTGGCAAAGCATTTTGCAGTGTCAATCTCAACTATCCGTTCGTGGGTGCGGCAGGGGCACATCCCCAAAGATACCTACATCAAAATCGGTAACACATACCGCTTTGATAAAAATAGAGTGTCAGATGCACTGACATCATTAAACGTTGATCTGGAAGGACCATCGGTCAATGTAGACCACTACGTGCCTACACCAGAGCAACTTGAATTAGACTTAGATACAGACGTATAGGAGAAAAAATAACATGTCGGATATGACTTTGTTTGAAAATAGTGCGTTAGCACAAAGCGACCTCTTCAAGTCTCTGCAAGAGGTTGACGATAACTTAACAGGTGGAAGCGGCGGCGGTATGCGCCGTATCAGTTTACGTGGTGGACGCTTCCGTGAAATCATCGGTGGGGAACAGGTAAATGTGAACTCTTCTGGATCACTTAATATTGTGATAGTTAATGCTGCTAAAGTATCCAGAACATATTATGCAGGTGCCTACGACCCAGAAAACCCAACACCGCCACAATGTTGGTCATCGGATACTCAGACCCCTGCGCCTGATGTCCCCACCGAGCAGCGCATGGCGTCACGCTGTGGCGACTGCAAGATGAACATAAAAGGATCGGGGCAAGGCGAAAGCCGTGCGTGTCGGTTTGCACAACGTCTGGCTGTCTGTATAGAAGGTCAGTACGACAAGGTTTATCAACTGCAGCTTCCTGCTACGTCCGTATTCGGTGAAGCGAAAGACGGTAAGATGCCGATGCAAGCGTACGCACGCTACCTAAAGGCTCATAAAACACCGTCCATGGCAATCGTCACAGAGATGTACTTTGACGAAAACGCCGAGACGCCGAAGCTGTTCTTCAAACCTGTTCGTCCTCTTGAAGAAGCCGAATTGAAGCAGGTGCTTGAAGCCAAAGACAGCGACGATGCACAACGTGCTGTTACGTTAACTGTATCACAAACTGACAACGTGCAAGCTAAGCGCGATGGTGCAGTGGGTGACGACGAGGTAGACACCTCAAACCCTGCACCTAAGAAGTCAAAGTCAAAGTCAAACAACGTACTTGCTGATGATGTAGAGGAGCCTAAAAAGGCGAAGACTGCATCGAAGAAAGCCGAACCAGTAGACGAGGACCTAGCGGACCTTGTTGACGGTTGGGATGACTAATTAGTGCGCCGTGGTTACTTAATTGTAGCCACGGCTTTTACGTTGAGTGGCGGCAATGAAAACAAAAGATTTTTTACAGACAGTATTGGGAGATGAAGGCTACTACTGCATATGGGCTAAAAACTATACGACAGGTCGTTATGACCAACACTTTTACCCGACTATTGATGACGCGGTAGCCGCAGCTTTCGATAAAGACGAAATAGAGTGGAACGCATTCTTTGCGTTGTCCACATTTAAAACAGACGAGACACGCGCAGCTAATAACGTGCAGTGGGTCAAGGCGTTTTTCTTTGATTTAGATTGTGGTGAGGGCAAAGAATTCCCTTCACAAAGCGTTGCGATCAAAGACTTACAAGCGTTTTGTAAACGTAACAAGTTACCTCAACCTACTATGGTTAACTCTGGTAACGGTGTACACGTGTATTGGCCTCTGAAAGAACAGGTGTGTCGTGAAGATTGGCAACCTGTTGCAGATCGTCTTAAGAAGTTATGTGTAGACCAAGGGTTCCCTGTTGATCCCAGTCGGACAGCGGATGCGGCAAGTATACTGCGCGTACCGAACACGCATAACTACAAGAATGGCAACAAAAAGAAAGTCGAGGTGCTCGGTGTTAGTCTACCCACGCCCTTAGATTTTGACGAATTTGCCATGGCTGTTGGCGGCGGTACGATACCAGTTCCTAAGATTTACGTACCACGTGGACCTGATCCTGTGCTTGACGCACTGGCAGGTAGTAGTGAAAACAAGTTCAGCACGCTTATAAGAAAGACGGTTGAGGGGAAAGGCTGTGCGCAGATTGCGCACATCATAAAGAACCAAGACACCATGTCAGAACCTTTGTGGCGTGCAGGGTTGTCTATTGCTATCAACTGTGTTGATGGTGACAAGGCTATACATAACATCTCAAGGAAACACCCTGAGTATTCTGAGGAGGATACCGTACGTAAAGCCGAACGCCTTATAGATATGCCTTATAGGTGTACTAAGTTCGACGAGTTCAACCCAGATGTTTGTGCGAATTGCCCCTTGTTTGGTAAAATCGGCAGTCCGATTTCGTTGGCGCGAGAGTTTATTGAGGCCACAGAAGAGGACAACGAGGTAGAAATACCTGCCAAGACACCGTTCCAACAACCTGCTACAGTACAGATACCAGAATACCCTGCACCATATTATAGGGGTAAAGGTGGTGGTGTGTTTATACTCATGCCACCTAAAGAAGATGACGAGGGTGAACCAGAACCTAAGTTGATTTACCATAACGACTTCTACGTAACACGTAGGATGATGGACCCCGAGTTGGGAGAAATGGTTAGCTTCGCTCTGCACATGCCAAGAGATGGCGTACGTGAGTTTGTAGCACCCTTGTCTAACGTCACATCGCGTGAAGAGTTTAGGAAAACAATGGCTATGAATGGTATTGTTTTGATGAAAGGGGAAGTTGATCTAATGCAAGCCTACGTTTCAAAGTGGATAAACAAGTTGCAGTACGAAACAAACGCTACGAACGCCCACCTTCAGTTTGGGTGGGTCGGTGACACGTATGAAGAATTCGTGCTTGGTGAGCGAGTTATTGGAGCTTCAGGGAACGACTACAACCCTCCGTCTAGTAAGTTAACAGGATTGGTTGAGAACTTTACCTGTACGGGGTCACGTGACCGACAGCTTGAAATGATTAACTTTTACGATAAGCCAAACTTCGAACTGCATCAGTTTATCATTGGCACAGGGTACGGTTCACCGCTTATGCGGATCACAGGCATGGGTAGTTTGGCAGTGCATATGTGGGGCGGCTCTGGGGTAGGTAAGACCACTGCAATGTACCTCGCCACTGGGTTGGCAGGTGACCCTGAGAAGTTAACACTAGACAAAGCCGATACGCACAACTCGCGTATGAACCGTGCGGAGCGGTATAAAGACTTGCCTCTACCATCAGATGAAATGACGGACATAGACAAGAAGGGCGCAAGGTATGAAGCTGACGTATCAGACTACGTGTACCAGATTGTTAACGGTAGGCAGAAAAACCGACTAGCGTCTAACGGTAATACCGAACGCTTTCGGGGCGAACCTTGGTCGTTCATCGCACTGTCAACAGGTAACACCAGTATGTGGGATTTGCTTGTACGTAAAAAAGCTACGCCGATTGCGGAGATGCAGCGGCTGTTTGAGATACGTGTGGATAAGTTAATACAGCCATCGGACAACCTCAAAGAAACGACGGACGAGATGTTTAGAGACAGTAAGCTGCACTATGGTTGGCTTATGGAAGAGTACATCCGCTACGTAATAAATAACAAAGAAGAGGTAGAGACCACACTCAGGCAGGTGCAGCGAAAGATAGATAAAGCGGCAGGGTTGGATCAACCGAACCGTTTCTGGTCTGCAGGGTGTGCGGCTATACTAACAGGTTTGATATATGCGCGTAAAATAGGGCACATATCGTACAACTTGGAAGGTGTGTATAAGTGGACTGTTGCTATGTTAAGAGAACGCAAGGCGTTTGTGGACGACATAGGGTCAGATGTTGAGAGCATAATTACGGACTACATGAGTGAAAACTATGGTAGTTTCTTGCGTATAGACAGCGGTATTGACTTGCGTAAAGGTGATGATCCTTTGATGGACGCCACGGAAGTTTTAAATCCTGACCGTGATGCAGGGGCGAAGTTAGTGGGCAGGTACGAGCCTGACACCAACAAAGTCTATCTGCTACGCAAGCCGTTACGTGATTGGATGACCGACAGACAACTTAACTACAGTGCCACAATCGGTGACGCCATGAAGGAACTCAACGGTAAAGTTATGAAAAAACGGCTTACAGCAGGTACGTCTATGGCAATGCCCGCAGTGGACGTGGTGGTTCTACAGTTAACAAAGGGTGTGGATGGCTAAAGCTACGCGGCTGGATGATTTGAACCCAGATGGCATACGTATAGTTGTTAACTGGGAGGGTATGGTAGTCGGGGCATCTGTATTTGTGCCCTGCGTAAACACCAGTAAGCTAAAGCTACAGCTAAAAAACATAGAAAAACTTAAAGGGTGGAACTTAAAAGCTACACCCAAAATAGAAAATCAACAATTTGGGGTTCGCATATGGCGAACTACATGATAAGGTAGGCTTAACGACATAGGTCGTTCTCCATACTGTCCTCTGACCTCCACTGCGGTGGGGGTCTTTTTTATTCGGACAAGTCAGAGAACCAATCGAATAACTGTAACCCTTTGTCGTACTCTCGTAAGCTGTCAAGCATGTTAGGTGTATACTCAATACCGCCAACCATTTTTGCGGTACGTTGGTCAAACGCACGGCGCGATCTTTCTAAGGTTTTAGGTGTGATTGTACGTTTATCTGGGGCGAACCCTACCGCACGTGCCAATTCGACGTTGAACCTGTTTATCTCTGCGCTTACATCCAACATACCACGGATATCTCCCTCAACCGCTGCCATGTTATACTTACGCAGTAGTTTGCGCCGTTTGTTATCAACGTGCTGCTTCTTACGCGTCTCGTTACGGTTGTATTCTAGTTGATAGATGTAATCTGCAGGGGCAAAACCCAACGCCTGAGACACAAGGTTACCGCCAGTTAAGTCCATGGTTACCGCGTCACCTCTACGAGTTTTGGCTCCGCCTTCCGCGTAGTAACGTGTTGCACGTAGAGCGTTACGTACTGACGCAGGCATCGCAGCTTCTGAACCGCGCCACCATTCACCTTCTGCCCATAATTTTCTACCTCGCTCTATTGACTGCGCCACACCGATTGCAGGGCCACCGAGTTGTTCAGCGAGTGTCCACAACCACCACTGATCTTTTTCTATGATTGGCGGTCTATAGAGTAGGCTGTTCATGGCGATACGGCTAGATATGTCCACGCCAAGCACGTCATTTAACATGCCGTTGTACCAACCTTCGCCCCAGAATTTACGCATACGTGCGTCAAAGTCATCTTCATCGTCAGCTATGACTGCATCGTATATCATACCGATAGCACCCATCATCGGCATACCTGCGATACCTGACATGAGGCCAGTAGCAATCATGAACCTAGCAAACTGATGCTGCGCTATGATCCGTTGTTCTTTTTCTTCTGCAGTCTTAGCAGTCTTGACCGCATCATTAAACATGCGAGACATCATGTAGTATTTACTGACCGCAAATCGCTTAAAGAGGAACGCCACGTTGCCTATGCCAGACTGTGCTGCAATCGGCCTACCTGCAGCGGCGGTAGAACCAAGAGTAACATCGACTTCATCAATGACTTCGAAAGCTATTTTTCTGTACTCATCGGGTGTTAACTGCACACTGTCCAATGCCTCTGAAGTTGGCCCCTCTTTGGCGTTCGGGTTGTCCTTCTTAAACTTGGCTCGTTTCACGCGGTCTACTTCTAATAAGAAGTGTGCTCCCATGGTGGCCTCACGACCCAAACGTTCCGAGTGATGAAAGAAGAAACTAGACACACGGTTTAGCGTGTTTAATGCCCGGTCCACTTTGTTCTGCGCACCGTCTAATATATCAAGCTGATCTTGCGTGATTGTGTGGTTAAACTTCGCATACTCTGTTGCTATTTCGGCAAAGTATTTAAGATATTTAGGCACTCCATCTGGGAGTTCACCATCAAAGTCGTAGTTTCCTATAGAGAACCCGACTGGACCTGTTTTCACCGTGCCTTTTTCTTTACCGTTTGGTCCGTAGGTAACAACAGTGCGTTCTTTGGGAGCCTTGGCTAGTATCGCCATAGCCTTTCCGTAGTAGAAGTTCGTTTTAACATCGCCGTATTTACCCATCAGGCGAGGCATGGCACTACCCATGACGTCAAAGAATGTAAGAGCCGCCGACGACACGTTTGCACCCATAGTCCACATGTACAACCCTGCGTTCATAGCGCGTGATATCGGGTGAATGCGTGGGCTTTGTGCAAACGAGGCCATCTGATTTAGCTTCGTCTTCATCTCTAACGTGGTCGTGTCAATATTTTTATCTTGGTAATTTGTGTTGAGGTCAGACTTAAACTTCTGCAACTCCGCGCCGTATTTCAACTGCACTATCTGGCGGTTGAAGTCTTGTGCTTTTGTTTGCACCATATCAACCAAATCGAAATTTTCTTGTGACATACCTGTAGGTGTAACATCTCCTAAGAAACCACGTATGTCTTTACGGGACCGATACTGCTGTAGGAATGACCGCTGTGGTACGTTATCCAAGATCAACTCGACCACTGCATCTTTAGTGCGTTGGTCAGCCTTTGTTTTTACAAGCACCTCCATAAGTTCTTTTGTGAACGAACCGCTTGGTGCTTTGTCAAAGTTAAGTGTTTCTCCTCTAAGCCCCTCTATTGGGCGGCTGCTCTCCAAAGTACGCCGTTGCGCTTTAGATACCTCGTCAGTCTTACCTTCTAGCTTTTTCAACTGTTCTGCGTTGTATTCTGCTAGGTTCTTAATAGCTTTCTGCCGAGCGCGTTCGGTCTTGTAGTATTCTACAAAATACTCTGGCTTGCCTGTCTTTGGGTCTAATGTGTTATACTCAAGACGATACGAACCTTCACGTGTCAACGGAGCGAACGGCTTGATAGTGCCACGCTCCATGTTCAACAATTCTGCTAACTTCTTAACAGCAGCTTTACGAGTTGCTGCGTCCGGTGAAGTAAGTTCGAGGCTTGCGTCCACTGACGAAAGAACCTCGCTGCTACCTGCTTCAAATAAGTTTGTAAGTGTGCTGTAAAGTGCCTTACCTTCTGCTCCCATGGACATATACTTTTTACGTAAGTCTTTATATATACGCTGTTGTTCTGCAGGGTCTTCATCTTTGCGCATTGTGTGCGCAGCCTTAAACGTATCGGCTCTGGGGTCAGTTCGTTCGTAAGACGCGTTCGGTATCAAATATGCAAGCGTGTCGAAATCTTTACGCTTATCTCTCTTCAGTGCGTTTAACTTATTTAGCACAGGCTGCACGCCAAAGTTACGCTCACGAATTTCTTCTGTCATGCGGTCAATGATACGAGGCAGTTCAATCGACTGCGGTATGCGCTCACGTGACACCTGACCTAATATGTTAGCAGGTTGAAGGCTGAGATATAGGCGCTTTGCAGCGCGAGGTATGACATTATCGTTTAAGAACGAACGTGCACGATCATAGTAGTTTTTATCTACTTTTATCGGATCGGCAACCGAATCATTTAGGGCAGTTTCGGCACTGTTGGGGTTGTCCACTGCCATACGTAGTTTAGCCGCTGCACGGTTTTCTAGTGATGGTGCAAGCGCGTCTCTGACGAGCATATCTACTTCTGTCAACACCGAATTTGCTTTGCGTGGGGGCATTCCTAGCTTGCTGCGCAAGAAGTTTATTACCGCATCGACAAAACGTTCCATAACTTTCTGACGCTTCACACTGACGCTATCTAACATCGCACGGAACATAGGGTTCGCTTGCGCTTCAGACACAAACTCGTCAAGAGAGTTCGCACCATACATGCCTTCGATGTGTGGTTTGGTGTCGTTGTATATCTGGTTTAAACGCTTGCGGAGTAGACTGTTAGGTTTAGCCAGCTCAGCCGAAGTTGTTGCATGTAACATCTCATGTATAAGAGCATGAGCGTTCATACCTCGTGTCTCGTCCAACGTAATTGTGTTGGTTGCAGGGTCGAACTCACCTGCTAGGGGAGTGCCATCTTCGGACTTCAAGTCTTTCGACGTAACAAGTTTTGTGTTGCCTACTAACGTAGCCAGCGCCCGGGCCACGTCTTGTGCCACCCTGTTAGGTGCCATAGCGCCATAGTTTAACAAGGCCCCTTTTAAATCACCTTCTTTTATTGCGGCTATTACGTCACCCCGAACAGGCATTCCAAGAGCCGCATCTGCCGTCAAAACAAATTTACCAGACGGTGCCGCGCCCTTGACGACACCAGTTACTGCGTCAATTTTGCCTTTTTCAATATCTTTCTGCCTTTGAGCAGCAGTCCGCTCCGCTGCAATACGGTCAAGTATTTTCTTTTGAGCCTCTTTTGACAGTGGAGAATCTTTGCCTGTTGCCCATAAAATAATTTTTGTCGCGGCTGATTTGCCCATTGCAGGTAGGTTTTTACCTGATCCGTAATACTCGTCGTTGATCGGGTCAGGTTCGTTTTTGTTTCGTCTGTAGTCAGGTGTGCTGTGCGCATAATCATATATCGCAAACTCAAGTGCGTTAGCAGGGTTACGCATTTGCCCAAAGTATTTATGAAACGCCCCAACAATATCACCTTTTACTTTTTTGGGTTTCTTGTTGAGGAAAGAAAAGAATTTTTGTTTGTCCGATGCAGACAGGAAGTCTTCTGCAGGTTGGTCGTTTAACTCTTTATCCTTACGTTTTACAACTTCGCCTTGCGTTTCGTCGAACCTACTTGCAAATTTCTTGTCTTCTTCCTTTGTTGCAGCAGTGCGCTCTTTCTCTATTGTTTCTTTTGTTTTAGCCTTGCGTGCATCTGTAGACGCTAGTGTAGGCCGCGCTTCTGTTTCAGGTTTTTTTGGTTGTTGTCCTTCTAACGGCGCAAGTTGTGGGTCAGGTACAAATGTAGGTTTGCCTTTTGCAATCAGTGTTGCTTTATCTACAGGCACCCTAGTGCCACCAATTTGCTGTCGAATACGTGGGCGGTCTGGACCTTGAAACTGTAGCGTTCGTCTTGATGGCTCGTTAATAGCTTCAAGACTAGCGGCCTCTCGCTCCGTAATCTCTAACGGTTTATCTTTTTGTTTTTTAGGTTTTGTTTTTATAGCAGGACGTGGTTTTGCATTTTGAATTATATTTTGTGGAGAAACCGCGCTGTCTACTTCTTCTGCACCATTATAGTATCGTACTTCTGCTTTGATGCTAGGTATGCCAAATTCTTTTGCTACTGCGGCCCTATTATTCCCTTCTGCAATAAATGCTTCACCTTTATGATTAACGTCTATAAATACGGTGCTGCCTTTTTGGTCTGGATCAAAACCTTCTTTTTCTACTGACTTTTTTATATTTTTATATTTAGCGTTAGATGGGCCTACTACCTCATCATTTACACCTTTAAGGTTAGCAACAAAATTTGTATCTAAAAACAAAGGTTTTTCAGGGTCTGTACCAATAAAACCTGTTTGCGGACCGTCAACTAATTTTTTGGCGCTAGGAGGAGCACCTTTTTTCTTCGCCCTGTCTTCTGCGGCTTTTTGTTTTTTCTGTGCATATTCTTGAGAAGGTAGGCTTTGTCGATAACCATAATCATCTAATGCACTTGGCTCTGTTCCTGTTGCCATTGGAGATACATCAGCATCTCGCACACTCGTTCCCAGTCCCTCTGCGTCAGATGATTTAGATATTTCGGCACTTTGATCTGTACGAACTCCTCTTCGTTGTCCGAGTCCCATGCCTGCTGTACTATCTGAAACGCCTTCTCCAGTTCGTGCGTCTTGAAGTCGTCTGGTTCCATCTTGGGCCTCCTGTTCTGGCAGTAGGTTTACACCTCTTGGCGCGACTTGTTGTTCCAATTCTAATTGGTCGCGGCTCTTAGGTGTATCAGGCTCATATGTAGGACGGCTTTGTTTTATCTGTGCTACACGCTCCTTGACTGCTAATTTCTCATTACGCGTTAGTTGTGTGCGTTTGATACCCGCATCAGACAAGGCTTTACGCACAGCGTTTTCGGTGTTTATGCGACTACTTCTATCAGACTTTGCCAGTACATCATCAACTATAGCCTTACGTCGATCTGCGGCTTCACGAAACGGCGCTTCTGTCGCGGCTTTTAATCTTGGTGCTACGCGTTCTTCGGCTTCAGCTTCAGTACGTGTCGTAAGGTCAGCTTCTTGTGCAACGGCTTTACCACGACGTACTGCGGCACTTGCTTCACGCGCTTCGTCCTGACGTATTAAGTCAACGAGGTCACCTGTAGCCGCCGGGGGTTCCGTTTGTACTGTTTCTGCTTCTTCAAGGAACAAGTCATCCATAAACTGATCGGGACGTCTAAGTTCCTCGGGTCCTAACCTACGGCGCTCTTGCTCTACTTCCCGTGCAAACAAGTCAGGTTGTGCTGCTCTAGCTGCGGCCTCGTCAAATGCACGTTCATCACCACGTTTACCTGCAGCAAGCGCTTGTTGTTCAGCGCGTTGGGCTTCACGTTCTCTAGCGGCAGCTTGTACAGCTTGTTCGTTGCGTGCGATGTCAGATTCTGCTGCACTGCGCCCTGCTAGGGCATCGGCAACGGCTGTACTCATGCGAGAAGGTGGCCTATCGGACGGTGCAGTAAGCTCATCTAACTCTTGCTCCATTTCGCCACGTGCACGATCTGCCATTGCTGCACCGCGCTTTTCCATTTCTTCGGAAACTACACGCTCTAGTTCAGGTAGTGGTATCTGTGTCTGCGCAACAATGTCTTGCATGTCGCTGAGTTCAACGTCGCCTTTCTCGTCTAGTGCTTGTGCAATACGCTCACGTGCTTGTGACGCACGTTGATCGGGAATTAACCCTGCAATACCTTCTGGTGCGGGTAGAGCCTGTTGTTCTGGCTCTTTTGGCGTAACTTCTGGCCTACGTCCTTTAGTAAACGCATCAACCAACAACTGGATTGTAGCACCTGCACCGCCGCCAAGTGCTCCTGCTTCTCCTGCGCCTTCTAATATAGCCTGTTCTGCGTTGTACCCACGTTCGTTAAGGTTCTGTAGTATGTTAGCTGCAGCTTCTTGTGCGGCCTCTTCACCACCTGTTTTAGCCGCTCGTTTAACTCTGTCTCCAATAGTTTCAACTACTTCATCACCAAGGTCATTAGATAGACGACGTAGGATGCGGCCTAGTGGTAATGCTTCGGTAGAGCCAATCAGTGCACCAAACCGTGTAGCTCTGTTGCGTTCTTCCTGTGTGGCACCTGCAGCGCGTGCACGTTCACTAGCTTCACCTGCTCCAACACCGATACCAAGCAACCCTGCTATACCTGTACCAAGTAGTGCGGGTGCCCCTGCATATACAGCAAGCGCAGCGGGTGCCGCAAACCCTGCGATAGAACCAAATGTCTGTCCAATCTTGTAGCTAAGATCGTCTTTGTCCCCACCTTCAGGTTTTATGGCGTCTGCTATCGTTTGGATTTTATCACGTGCGGCTACTTCAGCCTCTTCATCCAATAATGTAGCTGCACCTGTAGCTGCTAACTCACCAGTTTCAATAAAACCTGCGCCAAACCCTTTCCTAAGATCACCGAACACACCTGTTTCTTCTGGAATTGCAGCCGCAGCTTCCATACGTCGTTGGAACTCTTCTTGGGCTAGGCGTCTTTCTTCTTCTTGACGTGCAAGCGCGTCCCTACGGTTCTGCACCATAGGAGATACACGGCTTTCCATTTGCTCGTTTGCAAGGCGGAACAACTCATTTCTAGTTATACCCGCTGGTGCCTCTACAGTTAGCTGTGTCCCGTCAACGAGGTCCAGTGTGTATGTAGCCATAAGGTGTTACCCCTCATCCTAAAGGTCCGCTAACAGATGTAACCGAACTATCATCCACTGTTGTAACGTTTGGCATTTCTTCTGTCATTTCGCTTATAATCTCAAGAAGCTGTTCTATGCGGTCATCTACCGCATTTGCCTCATTCCACTTCATAGTTGCAGCGTAGGCTTTGCTTTCTGCAGTAGCAAGCAGATTGGTAAACGACTCAATTCGTGCCTTATCGTCCTTGGTGCGTTCTTTTTCTGGTATAGCTTGTATCATAGCAAGCTGCTGTTGAAGCTGTGGCACACCGTAAAGATCGTTGTAGTACGCTATTTGTTTATCTGTGTTGTCTTGAAGCTGATCTAACGCCACAGTAGCCGCTCTAAATCTGCGATCTAGGCTTATCTCTTCATTGTTTGCTTCTTGCGCTGCAATTCTTGCGCGTTCTGTAGCATCTTGTGTATCACGCCACAATTCTAACGAGGCTTGATCTTCTCGGCTAGCTTGGAAGTCTCTGTCATCACGACGTCTTTGATCTAGTGCCGCTGCTCTATTAACTTCACGTTGCACTTCATTATCTAGTGCAGACATTTGCGCAGCCGTAAGTCTTGCTGCCGCTGCCGTAGCAGTTTGCACGTTGTCCATGTATTCTGAATACATAACGCGTCCGAGGTCCACACCGACTGCTGCTAGGTTCGCATCTACAGTCATGGCGTCTTTTTCTAACTGCATGACTTCTAGTAATCTCTTACGACGATCACGTTTTTGCGCTTTTTTCATGTTCATAGAAGCTGCGGCACCGCCGCCAAATACAGACCCTACATTTGTGCGCCCACCTGCCCCAATTAAAAAGGCTTTTAGACGATCACTACGTTCTTCTTCAGGGTCGTACTCACGTTTTTCAAGTGTCTCTAACCGATCAATCATACTTTGGAAACGATCCGCTTTGTCTTGGCGACCTGTTTGTTCATCTGCAAGTGCAAACCCACGTTGCATGGCAGCTTCTGCTCCCGCTTGGCCTGTATCTCCACCACCAATACTTGGGTCTGCGTATAACAACTCGTTCAAGCGTTGTTGTGCAGGTGACATAGGAGCTATCTTGTCCATACTAGGATCGTCTGGTGGTAGTACAGACGGTTTCTCCGCAGGTGCTGCAGGTGGCTCAAGTTGCGCTGTAACAGGCTCTAGTTTTGCTGGTTGTTGGTCAGGAAAAAGAGGCGCATCAGGTGGATTAATACCTGTGTTTGGCTTGTTAAATCCTGAAGCTATACTTGGTAGTGGCATATCACTTAGAACGTCAGGCCCTGCAGGGGGGGCTTTTTGCGCTGCAAGGTTAAGACCCGATCCTAGACCACCTAATCCTGAAGTACGACTCATGACGTCAGACATTTCTGTAGCAGACGTATCTCCCAAATTTAACTGTTTGTCGATTAAGTTATACGCTTCGCCTTGGGGTTTGTTATCAATAGCTGTGATAATTCTATCTGCTTTATCGCCAAATTGATTTCTAATTTTTAGTTTTTGCCCTTCAGTAAGCCGTACTATCTGACCTTCTTGGAACGCAACAATACCCCCTGCCGCCATTTTCGGCATAGGAAGACCACCTAGCCCACCTGCTTGACGTGCCATAGGCATCTGAGGTTGTTGTGGGCGTCCCATAGGCATTCGTTGTTGAGGTCGAGGAGTTTGACCTTGCGCCATACGCTGCATGTTCTTTTGCTGCTGCGCTTGTTTCTGCTGCATCACACCTGCAGTTTGTTTAACCATTTCATCTTTGGTCTGCTGCAGCAATTCAGCTTCTCGCTGTTGTTTTATGGTCTGAGGCTGCTGCTGCATCTTCATCTGTATGTCACGTGCAGCGGCGTCTTTCTCCGACTTCAACTTTTGCAAGGCCAACAAGTCTATCAACTGTTGATTTTGTGCGTACCGTTGCTGCAGTGCCTGCGGATTATTGCGGTAGGCATCTACTTTTTCATTTATTTGTTGGTCAAGACCGCCACCTGTAGGTTGCATACCGTTAACTCCTATTACGCAGTGTTTTCTGTAGTGTCTGTTGTATTACCACTTGGGAACAGCAAGTCGTATAGTTCCATAATGCCACCACTTGTTGATAGTAGATTAGACAATTCGCTTGGCTGTGCATAAGAATAAGATTGCGCTGCAATCGGCAATCCTTGCAGAAGTGACTGCATGTACTGTACTTGTTTGTATGGGAAGTCACGTTCTTCTTCGAACTGCATTCTATCTGCTATTACACCTTCAGATTCTATTCCGCGCTGCTGTGCACCCAATTCGGCTTGTTTGGTAAGTGCGGCTAGTCCGTAAGCATTTGCGGCATCTTGTGCCGTTTGTTGGCGTTGTTGTTCTACGTTAAACTGGTCCATGGCTTTATCGTACGCAGTAGCGTACCCTTGACCTGTTATACCCGCTAAGTTTTGTAGTAGGTTGCGGTTGAGTTCAGACTCCATAATGGCCTGACGCGAACCACCAAATGCTCCCGCTTGTGTCAATCTACCTGCATCTTGCACCCTAGATATTTGTGCTTGGCGGCGTGCTTCCATTAGTTGCGGGTCTAACGCTGCTTGTAAGTAAGGGTTCATATACTGCTGAGCGGCATCTGCAGTAAATTGTTGTGGCTGAAACGTGCCCATAGTTTCGGTAGGTACAGCTAAGTTTGCGACACCTTGAAAGGCTGCGGTTTGCGCTGCCGATTCCCCTGCGGTAAGGGGTCCACCGTATGCGGTGTATGGTTGTTCTGCTAGTGCCTGCCCTCGACCAAGCATTTCCGTAACATACGGACCTGCCCATGTAGATAGGGAAGACTCTGTACCTGTTTGTTGCCCCGCTAGTGGGTCAGCTACGTTGGTTACATCACCTGCTGTATTGCTAGTTGTCATAATTCACCTCACGCGGGTAGAAGTTTCATAGGGTCTATCTCTTTACCCTGTTCATCATTGCCTGTGCGTTCTTTACGCACGCGGGCTAAAAACCTATCTAAGACTTTTGCGCCCGCTTCTGAATTTCCGTTACCTAGATGACTTACTACATCGGCAGGTATCACGTACTCTCCGTCGCTCAGTCGAGCTTCTTGCACACCGTCTATATTGGCACGAACTTTGTCAGCCATACCATCAGTCTCACCGTTTAAATAACGACCTTTGGCTAGTTCGGTAATGCCACCTGCTGCATATTTTTGTTCGAAGTTCGCTAACCCACTTTGTGGGGCATCTGCGGGTAAGTCTTCAATAACCCGTGAAGCTGCGCGTTTTTCTTGTTCTTCACCTTCGTCACGTGTTGGAAAAACTATAGGAGCGGGACGTTTTTCTGTATAAGGATTTGCAGCATTAAGTGCGGCTAACCCTGCTATTTGTTCTTCTGTTGCGGCACGAGCGGTCTCTATGCCTTCTGGCTTTGCATATGTTGTATCAGAGAAGTACCGACGACCCCCACTCCCGGGTCTACGATCTGGGTCATACGCTATTTCAACAGGAGAACGCACTGCGGTGTAGTCTGGTATGCCACCTTGGTATCCTGTTTGCGGTATGTAGTTACTGTTAGCATCTCCACTGTTAAGTAGTAAGCTACCACCAACAGAAAGCACGCCTTTACCAGCGTCACTTTTTACAAAATCAAGCATTTTGCTCCAAATACTCATTCTACATCTCCAAGCAAGCGTAGTAGTTCATCTGTTTCATCTACTGCACCGCCTTCAGAAAATCCAGCGGCTCTTCCCATAACTCCCATTGGGTTCATCCCTGCAAGTCCCGCGCCTAGAGGGACATTAGTATTGGCAGGTTGTGCGCGAGTGCCCCCATACGGGCTTGCAAATAACGAAGCCTGCGATGGATTGGCGAATATACTGTTAAAATCGTACAAATAATTTATCCTCATGGGGTCAGGTGTTCTTACGCTAACACGCTGTCCACCTAAATCTTCAGCACCCATCAACATTTCTGTAAGGTCCGCTAGATTACGACGCTTCGTCTCAGTGTTTATTTGAGTGTTCAAGTCTGTTATAAGATCGGTTACCGTGTCGGTTTGCGCATCTATGTCAGATTGAACATCAGCTATCGTGCCATACAACCCAGTGGCAGGGCCAAACGTCGATGTGTCCGCAAAGGTAACGTCTTCACCTTGTAATGCAGAAGTTAACAGATTTTGGTCGTTTATGTCAACGATACCATCTCCTGTAACATCATACTGCGCCGTTTGTAACTCGTCGAGCACCTGATTTTGCGCTATAACGTCTGCTACAAAGTCAATATCGACCTGTGTTACCTCTTGTGCGGGCTTTCCTATGATAGAAGATATGGCGTCAATATCTGCTCCTAAAGTCTCTTCGACTCCAGTAATCTGCCCACCAAGCTCGGTAATCTGTCCACCAAGCCCAGTAACCTCTCCTTTAACTGCCTCAACGTCTTCTGCTACCGCATCTATTTCATCTCCTAGACGCTCTTCTGTAAGCCCAAGTTGGCGTAACACTTCTGTTTCAGACAAACCAAGATCGGTAGCAAGTTGGTCAATAGCTGACTGCAGTGCTTCATCACGTGTCGCACCCGCTTCAAATTCGGCATAGATGCCTGTAGCGTCTTTGGACTCATCTTCAGGTGTGTTCGGATTGTCTTCAACTGCAGGAGAACCTAGCACTTTACCAATTACGTTAAACGTTGCGGTTGGCATGTACGTTTCCAACTGTTCACGTTGGTACGTCTCAAACCCTTCGCCAGTATAGTCTTCAGACTCAGGATCAGCCTGTGCTACAAACCGATCTACGTCTTCTTGTGTTACGTCTACAAGGCCAAGCTCCTCGTAGGCTGCGCGGACCTCACTCGCATCAAACATTCGTGGGTCTACGTATTCATCAATCGCAACCTTTTGCGCAACTTGATAGTTTTCGTCGTTAACTTGCCCAACAAAACTTGTTATTTCGTCTTGTGTCGGTTGATAACCAATAGCCGTCAGGAACTCTTCAGCTTCTTCAGCCGTGACTTGCCGTGGGTCTACATAAGAACCAATCGCGCTTGTCTGTGTCTCTTCAGTCTTGGATGCAACAAACTGAGCAATCTCTTCTGGGGTTGCGGTATAACCCGTATTTGCAAAAAACTGCGTGGCTTCTTCTAGGGTAGTAGCTAACGGATCGTATTCTGAACGTGCTTCTGATAGTTTCTCTTCTGCATAATTTTCTGCTACGCCTTGACTTACGTATGTAGCAGCAAGGGCATCTGTTAAAGTAAGTCCCTCTTCGTCAGCAATAACTTGCAACTCTTCGCGGGTCACCTGACGAGGGTCTACATATTGTGCTATGAGATCGGCTTGAGTTGTTTCTGAAACTTGCGCAACAAACTCTTCTACCTGCTCATCTGTTGGTTCGTACCCAAGATTCGTAAAGAATTCACGGGCTTCTTCAGAAGTAACCTGACGTGGGTCTACATAAGTTTCTACGCGATCAGGTGCAGTGGCTTCAAAATCAGCACCGCCTTGACCTACATAAGAGTTAATTTCATCTTGTGTGGGTTCGTAACCTTGGTCGGCAAAGAATTGACGTGCCTCTTCTTCAGTGACCTGACGTGGGTCTACATAGGCAGGTATCTCTCCAAGCGTATCGGTTTCGCTACCTTCTCGTACAAATTCGTTTATCTGCGCATCAGTAGGGTTAAATCCTAGCTCAGCAAACTTAGCACGGGCTTCCTCGGCGGTAGTAAACTGCGGATCATACTCCTCACGTATTTCTTCAACCGCGCCAGACTCTTCTTTTTGCCCTACATACGCCTCTGCCTGTTCATCTGTTAGGGTTACACCTTCGGCAGCGGCAGCGGCTTTAACCTCTTCAGCATCTAAATATCGTGGGTCTATGTAAGCTGCGACTGAAGCCGCCACATCAGATTCTGGGTTGTTGGATACAAACGATTCTATTTCTGCATCTGTTGGCTCAAACTCAGGGTTTGCATCCTTAAATAGTTTGGCTGCTTCATTCGTGCTAACGTACATAGTATCGTACGTAGAATTAAGAACATTATTTAATATCGTTGTATCAGTAATACCTAAGTTGTTAAGTGCTGTAGTTGCAGCTTCTGCGCTTCCTGCGTTTTTAACAGTATCAACAACATCAGAATTTAATGTCATCAACGCGTCAGCTACAGCGTTACCCGAGTATATGGTTGAAGCCGTACCAACACCAGCAATAGACCCCAGATAACCAGCCTCAAACACCGAACCCGCTACATCATAACTAGGGTCAATCTGCGAGTTTACAGTTGCTGAGTACAACTGCGGCAATACCTCTTCTACAAACTCCGTTGATCCTTCTTTAAGTGTAACTTTTGTACCATCAAGTATTTTAGTACCAAGTTGTTTAAAGGCAGTGTCTGCAAACTCACTGGCGTTGTCACCAAGAATATTTTTAGCTAATGCTTGACCGCCAACACCCGCAGTGACTGCTGTAGTAAACAAAGCAATCGTCCCTGCTTTTTGCGCTGTATCTAATGCAAGCTCCGTAGCTTCTTCTTCAGTAAATTTTCTTGAACCATCTTCGTTTGTAGCAGCAATAGCATTTGCGTAGGTTTCATCGAAAGTGCTTGCAGCCGTACCGCCAAACGCTTCTGCGGCATCTAGTGTAAGTGCGGTGCCTAAAGCAGCGCGTGTACCTATTTTCTTCGCGTAAGCCTCACCACCTTGCAACAGGGCTGCTTTTGCAACATTACCTACGCCACCAGACGCTATAAAAATAGGTACTTCTTGCAAAATTTCGCTTGCTACATTTTCTGCAAGGAACTGCACGGGGTGTTCTGTTAGGTTACCCCAAATAGCCTGCGCTTTTAACCAGCCTTTTTGCGCAACGGTTGGCTCTTCGCCGGGATTGTTTTCTCGCCACTCTTTGTCGTAATCCTGTGACCGCCTTTGCATATCCTCTGCACCTGCAACCCACGCGTCGGAACGTAAATCACCACTTAACGCTAACAAACTTTTAGCAGTCTGCCCTACAGAATTGTCTGGATTTGCGCCAACTAAAGTAGCCAGTCCAGATATGGCCTGCAGCATCTCCCCACCTGCGTTAGTGACTACACTTGCAGCATTACTAAAGGCTTCTTGTTGGTCTTCAGGGGTTTCGTCTAAATACACTTGTTTTAGTTTGTTGTAGACTTGCCAAAGTTTACCGCCTGTAGCCTCATCAAACGCCGCGCCGTCTGCATCACTCAACCCTGCAATCGTAGACACTACAACTCCAGACGCAGGAGGTAGATTTTTTACGGAAATAGAACCGTCTGCAGAATACGCGGTCATTCCATCATCGCTAAGATACGAAAATCCCGGAGGTATTTTTCTAAATTCTAGTGGTTCGTACAGCGCATTAAACGCAATATCTACTACATCAAGATTTGAGCCTGCATAGTTAACTACACTGCTTAAATTTGTTTCGCCAAGTGTTGCTTGTTTTGTAGATGGTAGCTCCCATGATAGCTGTCCATTGGTGTTAACTAACACCGCGTTGCCATTTACAAGGGTGTTTACATCTACTCCTGCGCCTAAAGACACAGTATCTAGTGTAGGTTCAGGCGGGTTGTTAGTAAAATCGTCTACCGCTGCGTTTACCGCAGATAGGCTAGCGTGGTCAAAGGCCATATCACTAGAAGCACCACTATCAGGACGGTTATAGAATCCATCGCCTACATTAACTATATTGTTAGTAGAATATCCATTGGCACTTAGTAACGATTTTACCTCGTCACCTGTCATACCTGTGGTATCAACAAAAATATTAGACCCGTCAGCATTTGTAGCGTCAAGTTTAATGTACTCACCTGCTAAAAACACATTATAGTCATCAGTAGACTGCGGTATAAAACCTGCGTCTTTTAACGCTGTTGTTAGTTCAGGAGTTAGTGCAGCATCTGCAACCATAGTGTTAGCAAATTTGTCTAAGTCTAATCCTGTAATACTTCTAATATTTTTTATTTCTTTGTCTGCATAAGCAAGATACTTTGCTAACTGCTCTGGTGCTAACGAATCAAGAGTTATACCTTTTGCTTCTAACGCACTTTCTACAGTAGATAGGCGAATAGCGTCTAACGTAGCATCAGCTTCAGACTTACTTGCTGGACCTTGCTGCCCGTTAATAAGAAAATGTTGTGCTACGTTCTCAACTGACTCACCTATAAACTCAGAATAGGCTTCTTCATCAAAATTTGGACGTAACGTAAGCGCAACCGCCATATCTGCAGCAGACATAACAGGCTTTAGCTCGTCTGCTAAATCTTCGGACTTAGTAACCATCCAATCTTTAGCATCGTTGTATTCTGCTTCTAAATCAGGGACTTTATCGTTCCAAAAGTTAAAATTACTTTCGGCTGTTTCTATCTGTTCTTTATAGTTGTCGTTATAGTCTGCCTCAAGTGCAAGTGCATATTCGTTAAATGCTCCCGCTGCAGCGTTAACATCGTTTGCATTGGCCTCTGTTTGATTGGCATTATATCTATCTAATGCAAGGTCGTATGCTGTTTTTAGACGGTCTTGCTCTTGTATCTTGCCATTCAGTTCGCCAACCAAGGTATTATACTGGTCAGCGTAAGTACCTGCTTTTGTTGTTGCTTCGTTTAGTGCATTTGCAGCGGTTTCGGTACTGCCATAAGCACCGCTAAGACTGTCAATAGCATTGTTAACAGGGCGATCAACAATATCTTTTAGGGCATCTGCCCCTGCACTACTTAGCGCATTAAAAAATTGATCTCCTGACAAGTCAGGGTTACCAGCAAGAGCCGTAGCAACACTATTTGTAACTGCAGTAGTAATTACGTTAGCAGCAGTTTCAGACAACCCTGCATTATCTTCTAAGAAGGTGGTCATAAAGTCACCAACCCCAGAATATGTTTTAACTAAATCACCTACTGTATTTGCAGAAATACTTTCGTCATTTAAGGCAGCGGATACGCCCGCGATAATACTATCTTTTGCGCCGTCTTGTAGGTTCTCAAACTGACCTTCCATCATATCGTCAATTTGACCTAGCGTAGCACCAAGTGCGCCTTGTATGCCCCCAGTAGCAAACGCTTGTAACGGGTCTTGTCCGTACACTAACGCAGTGGTTGCTGATTTAGCGCCTCCTGTAATACCTGCAGATAATACCTGACCGCCAAAACTATCACCAACATAATCACCGACGATGTTGCTAGTATACTTACCAGCAACTGCACCAACTTTACCCCCCGCATAAGAAATAGCAGCAGCTTTAAGTGCATCACCAAGATCACCGCCTTTAGCTAGAGTAGCCGCGCCGTCTACAAGAGGAATTGCCCACGCATACGCCCCACCAGAAACAACAGTGAGGCCGATCTTAGCTATGGCCTCAATAGGGTTATCTAAGACGTAATCAATTACATCGTTAACACCACTGACAACAGGCTGCACGATTTCGTCAACAACCCAGTCAACAACATCGTTAACTAGGTCAAATACGTCTTCTACAAGGTCAACTATAACACCCATGCTCTAACCCTGCATCTCGTTTTGTCCTAATATTTCAAACCCAACCGCTGTTTTACCTCGTTTTTTAGCGGTTCTAATACGTACACCCAACTCATTCTGTCTGCGCTCTAATACCTTAAATACAGGATCGTATACATTACCGTCGTATTGAGTAGCGTAGCCATCTATACCTTTACGTCTAAGGTGCGTTATGTATCTAGTAACGTTGTTTAAAAAATTTCGGCCTGTGTCCATGTTGAACGCACGTCCCACCATTTTGTTTTTGTTATCGCCTTTTCCTCTGTGCCCGATAAATACTGTGTTACCAATCTGCTCTACATCCACATCTGGCATACTCATTTCTTTTGCAATGCCCATCAATGCCGCTTGTTGAGGTATGTCTCCCGTACCAATCTGCTCCATAGCACCAAAAATAACATTGTAAGAAGGTAGAGGTGTTTCTTTGCTATTAACAGCTTGCATCAGACATGCTCCATCACATCACTTACAGACGCAGGTTCACAGGTTTTGTGAGCATCTACATAATCGCGCAGAGTGCCAAGCGTGTATTTTGATACATCATCAAACTCGGCAGTGTCTGGTATACCGTACGCATCGGTAATTACTGCTATTATCATTACCATATCTAAACTATCAAGTCCAACATCTATTGGCTCATCGTAGTAGCTATTAGCGTCTCTTGCATCGTTGGGTCTAGTCACTGCATTGTTGGCTACAATGTTAAATACTTCGATAAACTCCATCACTCATTACTCACAAAAGTAATATCTATAGACGCTGATGGTAGGCCCGGATGAGGTGACGTAGCAGCCTCTGTATGCAAATTTAACTGAGTGTCGCCTGTAGCCCAGTATACTTCTATGTAGTCATTCGCTGCCAAAGATGCAGTAAACCCCCAATGAATAACGTAGTCGTCGTTACCTTTTACATCAAACTTATGCCCAGAATAACTTATGGCTGTGCCATTTTTTTCTTCCCACACTGTTACAGGCGTTTCGCTAGAGTTATTGTGTTCTAACTGCAATGTAACATCAAAGCTATATATACCTGCGTCTGCTACGTTTATGCGGCTGTTATTAGATAGAGTAACACCGCTAGTGTAGTTTGTATTGTTAAATGTAACCGCATACCCTGTATTTATCGCAGCAGCAGATTGATCTTGAGTGCTGTAAAAAGACCCACGTGGGGCATACAAAAACTTGCCACCGTTATCGGTACTAATCAACGTATCAAAAGCATTAACAAGTCTGTTAAAAAACAAACGTAACACATTGCTGTTCTGGTCCATATACGGACGGTCATACCCTTCGGGAGCAAGCGGTAATGCAGGCGCAGCGGGCCTGTCTAGCTCGTTAGTCATTACCGCCTCCCGTCTGGGCGCATATCAATGCGCGGCGTCCCAAGCTGCCATGTGACACCCTCGTTGGCGGACTCTACTTTTATCGCCATTTGTCTACCTCGTACCCGTGTGTAGACCTGTCCTGTGTACTGTTCGATAGGGATAGTCGCAGTACGTGTCACAGCGGCAGAATTCGAGCCGCCCTCTGAAGCGGGGGAGGAGTACCCTGATCCAGAATTGACGAGAGGAAGAAGTGTCATCGTTGCACTCGGGGACGCCGCGCTCGACCCATCAAACGTCATATCGGGAAGAATGCGCCAAACAAACGCAAACCTATGTCCGTCTTCAAGGTCGAATTCAGCCGAGGAAATATATGCGTGTATGGCTGCAGTGGTGCCTGTCTCATTGTCATCAGTACCGACTTCGTGGAACACCAAGTTATTGCTATACGTAGCAGCTAACGGATTGTCTTTAAGACCAGAGTCAAGCCATGCTGTGCGGCTCATAGACCCATGATACCAAATGTCTTCTAAATAATTATACACTACATAGCGGTCTGTCTGTGTCGCACTAGCAGAGCAATACCACCACCAAACTTCGTGGTATGCTTCATTCGTGCCTGCAACCACCTGCGAAAACTGTTGTCTGTTAAAGTCGTTAAATATGTAACGCCGTAGGTCGCAGCGGAGTGGTTGGGTTCTACCATCATATTTGTAAAACTTGTCTTTCCCCATCCAGAAAGCCATACCAGACGCATAGGCTACGCAGTTTTGTGAAGCTATAGATACATTATCCCCAACAAGCTGTGCACCCCATACAATCGGCGCACCTTGGTACTGTAGTGAATACAGCGCAGAGTCAGTCCAGACTAGAACCTCTTGCCGAGCTTGCTTTGCCGTAATGATTTCGGTGCCGCTCGAAAGTCGAAGACTACCTGCTTGGTTGGTAGCTGCAGGGGTCCAGTTAACCACACTCTCTTGGTCAGACCACCGTATTAGCATGGGGTCCTGTGTAGCAGAACCTAACTCGTTACACCCAAAACAAAATACAAAACGACTTACGTCAGATATAAGCAAATAATTTTGTACTGTTGGTACGTTAGACGCACCACCAAGACTTGAAACTAATACACCGCGAGTGGTTAATCCATTAGTAGCATCCCAGTAATATAAACCACCACCACGATGCCCAAACACCAAATCTTCACCAAAATTAGATTGTGTCCACACGCGTAGTGCTTCAGTGGACGTCTCACCCACACCCCACGTACCTGTACCCCAAGAACCTGCGCCCCAACCAGTAAGCGGAATATTAAACGCGGGACCAATATTTACTTGATATGCGGCACTTACAGATGACCCTCCACCTGTTGTTGATGATGAAGCATTTGTACCAACGTCGATTGTGTATTTATTTGTATCAGAAATAGTAATTTGATATTCGCTGTTTAACGTAGCAGCATCAATACCACCTGTTGCAGTAGCACTGCTGAAAGTAACAAAATCTCCATCAGTATACCCACCTGCAGTGTCTGTAACTTCTACAATAGAAGAGCCGCTAGTGGTTTCAAATGGATTTGCGCCGAGTGTTACAGTGGCCCGCAACGGAGTGATGTCGTTATACCCACCACCGTTTTCAATATAAAACTTTAAGTTAGTGCCAAGCCCAACAAAGTTTTGACTGCCTAATGTTACCCAGTTATTAAGTGACCTACACACACCCAGAAAAGTGCTCGTTGAAATACGCTCCCACCCACCAATTTTTTCAGGAAACCCTTGGCGAAAACGCACTTTATCGCTGTCGTACCAACGCCCTTCTCCCGCATAGCGAGTTACTTCTTTATTTACACCAGCGGCAAATTGAATTTTCTGGAGCGTCATAGATCAACCTCACATAGATTCCCCAAACAAGGGGAGTGTCGTTACTTGTATTGCCACATTCTGTTTAAGATTCAAAGGTTCTCCGCAGTCAGAACATGTATCTGCAGCGAGTTCGGCCTCGTCTAAATCATATCCACAGTTGTCGCATAGTTGTTCGATAGTATGTGCAGGCTCTACAGCGCCGTTTTCTAAAGTTTTTGGTTTGTTTTCTACCCTCATAATACATTACCCTATTAGTTCAAAGTGCGGACCATCAATAAACGGCCTGCGCCCTTGTGATCTGCGCAAGTCAATATACGCATTCATAGCGTCTTCCATCGTGCCGTCCCACTTACGGATGTCCATAGGATACGGCATATCGGGTGTGCCCCACGCTGCGCCCCAACAAATAGGAACTCCTACCACTTCTGCAGCTTCTTTAATAGCGTCAGCAAGATCATCGTATAAATTTAGTTCCCATGATGCACGCCCATTAACATATGCCATAATATCAAAAGCCTTACCTTCAAGATGCTTAGACTTCATTGTTTGACTAGCACCTTTAGCGACAAGTTCCTTCTGCTGTTCCAAGGTTCTCATTCCTTGCACAACACCAAAATCAGTTTTTGTTAAAGTTATGGCATGTTTCACAACAGCTTGTAGCCGTTCGTCAATACCCTCAAGCCTGTCAAGGCTACGCCTGCTTAATTTGAATCCCATCGTTTTTTCTCCAAGTACAGACGGTAGCAATTAACTACCGTGTTTAAACTTACTGCGCTAAACAGCATTATCCATTGCCACATTTCCATTACTTTTTCCCCAAGAATTGCTTAAAGCCCCGTATCCCAAAAGAGGCACTTATCGCAGTTAAAAGGGCGTACATATACCAGTCGGGGGCTTTCTGGAGTTGGGTAAAACCATGCTCTACAACTCCTTCGAGGCCCGGAATGAAGCATAAAATCATCGGGATCGACAGGACAATGACAAAATATTCGTCCTTCCAGCTTGATCCGCTGTTCTGGGCCATAATACGTTCCCAATCTGCCACTGAAGTCTCTTTGGACAACATGATCTTTGCTTTCGCTTCTGCTTCGGTCAGCTTTAACTTTGCTTCTGCGGCTTGTTTGTCGGCCTTTCCTTGCAACCATGATGATGCCAAATTACCCAACGGACCTAAAAGAGCTTGTATCATTGTGCGCTCCTATCTGTTTTAGCTTCTTTGCCCAACCACAATGCGAACGAAGCTGAAAGCATCGCTGTAACAAGCGACACAAATGCACTCTGTTGTGTTGTGGGATCAGGCAGTGTCATGAACCAAAGACAAACTTTCCACGTCAAAATGATCTGACAAAGGAAAGCTAAGCGTGGTAGTATTTTCAACTGGTCTATAGCGTTAGCTGTGATTTGAACCATATTACACCTCTATATCTACATTACTTCCTTGTGGGCGTGCACCTGCTATCTTAGCACCAAACCTATCATAGCTTTCTGATAATTCCAACTGTTGCTTTCTTATGGCTTCTAAGTGCGTATGATTGGCTCTGTGTTCTTTCTCTACTCTTTGTTCTACCAAGTGACTTTCTATGCGCTCACGCATCCTCGTTTGGGCATGTATGTCGCTTCCCACGTTAAAAGGCATATTGCTACTTATTCCTTTTGTTCCATCAGCCACAGCCGCCCCTTTCGATTACCCATTCAGCTATTCTACGATGATGCGTTATAATCACAATCTTGCCTCGCTCATCGTACACTATCCACCGCATCCTACCTGTTTGCACCAGTCGCATTTACCATCGGCCTTGGCCCTTACCTATCATCCAAAGTATAAAGCCCATTACAGCAATACCAATCGCTGCGGCTAATATGCCAACAATCCATTCAATAATCTGACGCTTTAATTCTTCTTTGCGGTAAAGTTCGTCTTTTCGTTGCTTGCGCATTTTGGCTTCTATTGCCAACACCTCTTCCCACGCAGACGGACCGTAATTCCAAGAAATAAACGCCTTAATGTCTTTACGCATGGTTTCCATCTTCTTTTTTTGCGCAAAGATTTGTAACGCGGTTTCTTCGTCGGAGCCTTTGAAAGAATACCAAGGGGGGTTCTTACTTTTTTCTTCTGCATAGTTAAAATCGGAAAACGCCTTGCCCCACTGGGAAAGTTGCCCACTCATATCCTGAAGATCGCGCCCGACAGCAATACCTTGCTTAATTGCATTAAATGCAGAGGTAGCCACACCAACGGCTGTAATAGGATCAATCATGTTTCACGAAACCTCACTGGGCACTTGTAATCAGGATCAACTCTGTAAATCCTGTCGTAGTAACTAAAGGGTCGCGTGCCACAGTCATACCAGCAGGCTTTATAGAACCAACTGCCGTAGCCGTTTATGAACACATGCCCGTATCCTATGAATACGAGTGTGCAAAGCATGTTATCGCTCCATTAAGCGATCTATTTTTTCTTCGATACGATCAAACCGTGCGACAATTTGATTCATAACAGCCGTACTGTCAGTTTTAGTGACGTACTCTTTTGCCATCTCTTCCCTTGTTTTATTCAAGAGAATTTGAACGCGCCCAAGTTCAGCGTGTTGTGTCTTTATCCACCAACCTAAACCACCGATTGCAGTGGCTAGACCAAAATTTATGAGCGCGTTCAGTTCCATTATTCAGCCGCTACCTCTTGCGCGTTCTCTGGTGTATTCTCCAAAGATTCTTTGAGCATACCAACGAAGAATTTACGACCACCTTCTAGCTGGGTTGTGTTAAACCGTGCCGATGCTAATTTACGGTCTAAATCAGCAACGTGGTTTACCATTTCCTGCTGCTCGGCGGTCATGTCTTCAAAAGTGTATTCTTTGTCGTCGATGACGATAGGCGTTGTTTTTTTCTCAGCCATTTGTCTTCTCCTAAGTTAAGTTACTATGCGTCCCAAGGGTTGCCTGATGCTTCCGTTGGGTTTTTCTGGTTCTCGATATTTGCAGCGAGAGCAGATTCTGTGTCAGCTTGACT